TCTACCTTGAGAATTGCACAGGCATTACAAGCCTGCCCGATAATCTGACCGTTGGCGGCTCACTCGACCTCCGAGGCACAGGCATTACCGATATAAGCAAAATCAAGAGAGAGGTGTCGCCTGCAGAACGCAGGCAAATAAGTGCAATTCGGCAGGCGACCAACTTGTTGCAGTGGGATTGGAACGGAAAGAGATATATCAAAATTGATGGAATGTTCACTGTCCTTGACAGTCGCAAAGGTAACGTTTTCCTTGCGCACAAAATTGGTAAGTCAGAACAGATCTATATCGTCTCTGACGGAGAAGGACATTACGCACACGGCAATTCTCTGAAAGAAGCCAAGGCTGATCTGATATACAAGATTAATGACCGTGACACGTCTGCTTACAAACAGCTCAAACTTGATGACGAACTGACCTTTGAAGAGGCTATTGCCGCTTATCGGACGATCACAGGAGCCTGTTCCGCAGGGACTCGAGACTATATTGAGAATCGTCTTCCGAAGCCACACAAAGACAGGTATACCATCATGGAAATCCTGCAACTTACAAAAGGCGAATATAAAAGCGAAACCTTTAAGAACTTTTTCTGCAATGGCAATCACTAAGGCTGCACAAGTACATAACTGCGATAAGATATGGATGTCTCAAAAAGAGGCATCAAAGTATCTTGGTGTCAGCAAAGACTGGTTGAGCGACCGCCGTCTTGAAGGGACGCTCCATTATTCAAAAGTCGCCAACACAATCTTCTATATCAAAAAGGAGATTGATAATCTAATAAGTGCCCATGCTGTTTCTGGGAGGCATATTTTCAGAAAAATTATATAAAACAGGCATAAAAGAATGTCGTGAGACATTCGCCTCAACTCAGATTAACAAAGTAATAGTTTCATAGGCTTGCAATGCCCGCTGTGACAGTTCGCATTGCTTTTTCAAACAGGATGCGTAGTTCAACTGAATAGAACAGGTTCCTCCTAAGAATCAGGTTGCAGGTTTGAGTCCTGCAGTGTCCACAATAATAAGAGTTCTTTGACTTATTGATAAACGTTGTGGTTTGATGTAGGAATAGGATGATATTGATTCATCAAGTTTTTAACAAATATAAGCCCCTGAAAAGGCAGGGGAGGGGTGAAAGTCCCTACGGATTTATTTACAAACCGAATTGCAACTGCCTCCTTCGGGAGGCATTCCTCAGAATAGCCCAGTGGTAGAGCGTCGGCATAAAGCTTTCATGTTTGCCATAATATAATTACAGCCGAAGGCCGGGGGTTCGAATCCCTCTTCTGAGACTTGAATTTTAACCAAGAGAATATGCAGATAGATGTATCAAAGACGAATTGGGATTCTATGATGTCGCTCATAGATAAGGCAGTGACGATCATTCAGCAGGGTAATCCGACAAATAAGGAGTACAATATTGCACGTCAGCTAAGACAGACGAAGAAATGTATCATCCGCAAACTCGAGAAGCAAAATGGCAGAGAGCGTAAAACCTAAGATGTGCTTCTGTCATGACTGCCTTCGTGCCAAAATGATCCAATACGGGTTCGATCCAGTGCTCGCAGAATGTGATGACGGAGTGAGAAACGTCGCGTCATACCCAGTTATGTGTGCCAGGCATTTGGATATGCCGCCCAAACTGATTCGGTGCATCGAAAACCTGCCAAAGAAAATAGGAATATAGAAATCGTAAGATTCTATTTTAACATAGTATTAATATTTAAAAACAACAGCTTATGCAGAAAGTTTTAGGTCAGGACATCAAAGACTTGGAAGAGAGGAAGAATTTCCTTATCGACAATGCTGACGGTGTCGAAGAAATGGACTACCACAAGTCCTATGAGTCTGAGGAACTTGAGCAGATGAAGACGGAGTTTGCAAACAAGCATATCCGTATTGCAGCTCTCGAAGAACAGATCTCTGATTTCAAGGAAGAAATCAACAAGGAACTAAAGCCTCTCAAGGAGGAAGTGAAGAATCTCCGTGAAGATCTCAAGTCAAAGGGCCGCACGGTTCATGAGAAAGTCTATCGTTTCCTTGATGAAGAGGAACGAATGGTTGGCTTCTACAACTCCGAGGGAATGCTTGTTTCCTCACGTCCCGCACGTCGTGACGAATTACAGAAGACAGTTTTCGCAGACTTGCGAAAAGAAGGTACTAACAATTAAAATTCAAAAACATGGATCCAGAGAAACTTAACATTTTCTTCCCAGAAGGGAAAGACAAGGCAGAGTTAGTCATCCGTCAGGTGAATGACGAAGTAAAGAAAGAGCTTCCAATTCTCGAGCCTGACAAAGTATCAATCATTGGCAACATCACGGCCATCTTCGATTTCCTTGAGAAACGTTGGAATGCAGAAGACAATCAGATTGACCACTGCCGTACTCACATTCTTGTTGACCGTGACAATCTCAAGATGACTCTTGTTGTCAATGAGACTGACTCACGCAACAAGAAGACAGTGACCGGCACCATCCAACTTTCTCGTCAGTACATCGCTTTTGGTGTTAATAAGAAGTTGTGGGAGTCAACTGACCTCGGTAACTTCTTCCGCATCAACCGTTCTTACTTCGAGAAGAAGGAAACCAACATATCTCTTGTCAATCTGCTCAAGCGTTTCACAGCCAAGGTAAATACAGAGGTTGAGCGAGAAGAGAAGGATAACGGCTCTGTTACAGATGTATATCGTAAGGTTGTCGATTCCAATCTTCCAGAGTCTTTCGCTGTTAGGATTCCTATTTTCAAAGGTTCTCAGCCGGAAGTGTTCACTATTGAGATTATTGCTCATGTCGAAGGAAGACATGCCGTGCTCGAACTGATTTCTCCTGATGCAGAGGCAATCGTTGAAGAAGTCCGTGACAAGCTGATTGACGAAGAGATTGCAAAGATCCGTGAGCTGGCTCCTGAGATTCCAATCATAGAAGTATAGGTCATGGGAAATCCGTATTTCAAACACTCACAGCAGCCCAAGGAACGTAAAAACTCCTTGGTTGCTGCTATGAATAGAGAACATTCATCAAATATGGATGATTACCCCGAGTATTACTATGGTTAAAGATGGTCAGTACTACTATGCTCCACATCGTAGAATGTGGGGCATTTGGAAACACCATGAAGACGGTAATGGTTACAGTCATGGTGATTTCATAAAAGATGTACCAACAAAAGAAGAAGCATCAAATGAGGTTTATCGCCTCAATGGATGGAAACAAAAAACAAATTGATTAATGACGAACATTTTAGAAACACTAAAAACTGCTCCACATGAGCAGATTCCAGACCTCGCACACGATAAATTCGTAGAAGTCTATTCACAGAAGTTTGGTCCTGAGAAGGCTGAGGCGTTCTTTGAAGAGCAGAAGAATCTGTTCATCAATGAACTTGTTTATGGATCATACAAGGATTTATTGAAGCAATGCGATTCAATGTCAATCTACTTTGCTTTCCTGTTCCTGGCTATCAACGGCTTGTCTCTCGAAAAAGGAACAACAACCACTTGTTATCTTGAGTGCCGTCGCGTGAAGATTGGTGAGGATCCTAACAAGATCAATCCTTATACTCATAAGCCAGAAGGAATCTATCAGTCCAATGCTGTCATCACAATCACTGGCTACGGTGAGATCATTCTTCGTCAGCGTGCCAAGCAGATTCGCTCTGTCGATTCTCCGAAGGTTGTTTACGACTGCGATACATTCCGATATGGCGAGAACGATGGCCATCCTACGCTCACTTGGGAGAAATGCCTGCCACGTCCGCAAGGCTCCAAGATCATCGCCTGTTATGTCCGCATCATCAAGAACGATGGTTCTGCTGACTATTTCGTTCTCGACACAGACGAAATCAAAAGGCTCAAAGTCTATTCAGGCAAGTCCAACTTTGGAAAAATAAATGCCCTTTATGGCAAGGAGTCTGATTGCTCTGATATTGATACAGGTTTCCTAAAGTCCAAAACTGTGAAACATGCCTTCAAAGGCTATCCGAAACTCAGCATCGGTGCCGGTGGTGCATTCGAGTCAGATAAGGATATTGAGCCTGCTGAGCCAATAGCAGAGCCTACGCCAACACCGCAGGGCGTTCATGCACAGACAGACGATAACGATCCATTCAATCAGTAAATCATGGCAGAAAATCAGTTACAGACAATAGTTAAACAGTCTGCGGAAGTCACAAAGAATGTGGCTTCCATCAAGACTGACATCACCAACGCAATTCAAGAGAACAACACTTCCCTGCAGAATTGTATCAAGGCTGGCGAAGGACTACTTGCTCAGTCTGGTGAAATGACCGACGAACTCGACGCTCAGATTGCTTCCTTCATCAAGAAGGCATCTGCTACGAAGAAGGCAATGACTGAGCGACGCAAGGGAGTTACGCAGGTCTTCGACATGGTAAAGACAGGCTTCACAAAAATGGAGAATCTTCTTGATCCAAAGTCAGAAGAGAGTGTAGTCTATAAGTTACAGAAGAAGCGCGACGAATATGCCGCTTACAAACTTGAGCAGCAACGTAAGGCAGAAGAAGAGCGTAAACGTCTGGCTCGTATCGAAGCTGCCAAGACTCAACTCCACGACGATGTTATCTCCGTCTGCAATCAGATTATCACGGAGAAGACATCGCAGGCTCTCGACCAACTCAATGACAAGTTCCGGCTTCTGACTCTCGATAATGCCAAAGTCGTAAAGCAGGAAATCACAGACTTCCCGACTGAGATCAAACTCGGCCAGTTCCTCGCAGAGCGCAAGCCGTCATACTCTCAGGAGGTTGCAGAGGATGATGCACGTCAGATCATGAATGCTGCATATAAGGAATGTCACGATGCACTTGTGAAATCCTACACGGATTCAGTCGCACAGACAAAGCAGGATATTCTTGACACCTTCGACTCGAAGATTGCAGAACTCCAGGAGCAGAAACGTCTCGAAGACGAACGCAAGGAGGCTGAGCGTAAAGCCAAAGAAGCCAAGGATGCGGCAGAGAAAGCCGAGGCAGAGGCCAAGGCCAAGGCTGCTGCAGAGGAACAGAAAAAGCGTGAAGCCGAACTGAAAGCCGCCGAAGAAGCCGCTGAAAAGGAACGTCAGGCCAAGGCCTTTGAAGAGCAGAAGAAGCGTGAAGAGGAAGAGCGTCTGCGTAAGGCACAGGCCCAAACTCAATCACTCTTCGACCAGACACCTACGGTTTCCGCACCTGTCAAGGCAAAGGTTTCTCACCACATAGAGATTGATAATCCCAAAGGCTATATTGCTGTCATTCAGATGTGGTGGACGCATGAGGGTTCCAATATGTCTCTCGAAGATCTGGCGAAGAAACTTGGCTTTATGGTCAAAGCTTGCGAAAAGTTGAAGAATAAGGAAGACGTTTCGGTTACTGATCCAAACGTCCACTATGTCGAAGACATTGTAGCAAAATAGTATGGATGCGTATTACTCTCGAAGTGAGGTCTCTAACTCAGACCTCACTTCCCTCAAGTATCAGCTCTATCCGCAGCTCGAAACGCTGTCACCTTCCGCAAAGGCCAAAGCGTTTAAGCTGGGCCACCTTGTAGATGGTTTGGTTACAGAGCCTAAGAACTGCAATCATTTCAGATTGACAGTAGGCGACGAAACGTATAACAAAGAAGAGTGGGCATGGGGTAAGAAAATGCTGAGTGCTATCAGAAAGGCTGCAAAGAAAGACCCGTTCTTAGACCATGTTCTAAAGAATGCTGATACACAGAAAGAGTTCATTTTACCTTCAATGCACTTTGATGTTGGCTGCTATAGCTTCGATCTTCCGGTTAGGTGTCGATACGATTGGTGGCTTGGAAACTTCGGAGGAGATTTAAAGACAACCTCTGCTACTACTTACGACCAATTCTTAGCTCAGATTGACTGGGTGGATTGGGATCGCTCGCGTGCTTGGTATATGGATATATCCGGGGCTAACCAAGATTTTATTTACGCAATATCAAAGAAGAATTTCAAGGTGTTCTTCTTGAAGATTCAGCGTGGAGACGAAATCTACAATAGAGGCCGCGAGAAATATGAGGAACTTGCGTTTAAGAAATGGCTATTCGTGTGATATATGGAAAGGCATGGAATGAAACATACAAGGCTTTACGGTATATGGTGCAATATGAAGAGTCGCTGCACCAATCCAAAAACAGATCATTATGCTTTATATGGTGGAAAAGGTATTAAGGTATGTGATGAATGGATGAATAGCTTTGTCTCATTTATGGAATGGTCGATGTCAAATGGTTATGACAACAAACTGACAATAGATAGAATTGATCCGGATGGTGATTATACACCGTCTAATTGCAGATGGACTACGCAAAAAGTGCAATGCAATCATTTTAGCAGGAATCGCTTGATTTCATATAAAGGTAAAACACAATCGCTTTCAATGTGGTGTGATGAGTTGAAATTATCTTATGACATGATTAAGCGAAGACTGTATAAAGGTATGTCTGTGAAGTACGCTTTTGAAAAACCAAAAGTAATGCCGAAGACTTTGGTCTTTAACGGCATAACACTTACAGTAAAAGAGTGGTCAATAAAAACAAATATTCCAGAAAGAATTATCCACGAAAGAATAAGACATAATTGGCCAGTTGGTAAAATACTAACGACTCCCAAAATGCATTAGTCCCCCGGCAGCGTACGCCGCTGCTGCTACAAACTTTAAATAATAAAGATTATGGCAAAATACAATCCTTACCCTTATCAAGAAGAAGGCATAGCCAAGACTCTTGAAATGAAACGCTGCATCAACGGCGACGAAATGGGACTCGGCAAGACTGGCCAGGCAATCGTCTCTGTGGCCCGTGCAAAGGCTACACCGTGCCTCGTTATCTGTCCTGCATCACTCAAAGTGAACTGGCAACGCGAGGTCGAGAATTTCACAGACCTTCGCCCGCTGATTCTCACAGACTCCATCAAATCCACATTCCCCTATTTCATCGGACAGATGAATCTCTATGATGTAGTCATCGTCAACTACGAATCTCTCAAGAAGTATTTCGTAGTCAAGGCCGACAAAGGCGCGAAACTCAAAGACATCGTTTTCCAGAATGTCATTCGTCAGTTCAAGTCCGTCATCATCGACGAGTCACACCGCTGTAAGAATCCTGCTACGGCAACAGCCCGATTCTGCATGGGCATATGTCAAGGCAAAGAGTATATCAATATGCTCACTGGTACGCCTGTAGTCAATGACACAATGGACCTCGCTACACAACTCTGCATCTTAGGCCGCATCAACGACTTCGGAGGCTACTCAAATTTCGTCAACACCTATGGCGAAGGGAAACACCTCGAAGAGTTGAATGCCATTCTCCATAATTCATGCTATTTCCGTCGTGCTAAGACTGAGGTACTGAAAGACCTTCCAGAACTTACACGATCAAAGGTAATTACCGAACTGTCGAATCAGGAAGAGTATGACTTATGTGAGCAGGATTTGAAGTCATGGCTACAGGAATACCGCAAACTCTCTGATCAGGAAGTCAAGAAGAAGATGCGGATGCAGGCTTTAGTAAAGTTTATGAATCTCCGAAAGATTGCCGGCCAAGGCAAAGTCGAGGCTGCTATCTCATTCATACAAGACACGTCAGAGCCTATTGTGGTATTCGCAGAGCATCATGACATCGTTGATGCTTTAGTAGAGGCCATCCCCGATGCCGTATGCGTTACAGGCCGTCAGAATGCAGTTCAGAAGCAAGCTGCTATAGATGCTTTTCAGGCAGGCCAACGTCGCGTCATCATCTGCTCCATAAAGGCCGCAGGTGTAGGATTGACATTGACTGCATCATCAAACGTACTCTTCATAAATCTGCCTTGGACGATGGCCGACCTCTCTCAGTGCGAGGCCCGTTGCCATCGTAACGGCCAGAAGAATGCCGTCAACTCATGGATTCTCATTGGTAATCGTGGAGATCAAGACACTATAGATTCCTACCTTTATTATCTGATAATGAAGAAAGGATCCATGGCCTCTAAGATTACTGGTGCCGTTGATGATGCCCTCAAAGACACTAAATATTTCGACGAACTGACAGACTTATTCTTAAACGGACTTTAGTAATATTATGATTGAAAAGATAATGAATGATACCTACGTCAATCCCAAGGTGGAGTTGTCGCAGAAGGAATACAATGATCTTGTTTCATTGGCTCGCATGAAAGCAAATAAAATTTAGAAA